CCAAACTCAGGCAGAGTAAACTGAACTTTACCCGCTTTAAATTTAACCTTACCACCACGTTGAACAGCTTGAGCAGCACGACGTTGACGTTCCAGCTCTTTTGGATTAATAGTTGTAGAAGGACGTTGTTTAGCTAACTGAACAAACTCACTAAACTCTTTACCACGTTGAGCCTTTTCTTGTAAAGCTTGTTTTACATAGACCTGGGGATCAGCTTTAGCAGGCGTCAATTCTCCAGAAGCAACAGGAGTACCTTCAAGAAAGTCAGCGGCTACATCACCAACAACAGGGACTTCACCGATAACACCTGTACCTACAGTAAACGCTGCTTCAGATAAATCACCTGCCATAGCTTGTTGACCTGCTACAATAAGTGACATACCTCCGCCTAAAACTGGTATAGCAGCAAGTTTAGCTAATTTAGCTTTATTTAAAGTTGCGCCACCACGAGCAAAATCTATGTCACCAGACATAAATTCTTTTGACTGTTTTAAAGCTTCACGGTAACCTTTAGCCCTTACTAAACTAGCTTCTCCAGTAATTGATGGGTCAAAGGGTTGACCAACTCTTTTAACAATACCAGGATCAACTGTTTCAGCTACTGCTTCAATTGTAGCAGACCTTGCTTGGAATAAAGAGGATTGAGCAGCTCGATCTGCAATATCATTTGTTATTTCGTGAGATGCTCTAATTTGTGCCAACCTTTCTTCAACAGTAGCTGTTGGCATCTCGTTGATTTTAGCAAATCTATTTGTATAATCAACTTGATCTTTAGGGCTTAATTTGTGAAAGTCTGGATGAGTGGAAGCATCTACATCATAAAAGTTGCGGCCTTCAGCATTAGTGCCAAGATAAATCCCCTCTTCTTTAAGAGTCTGATTCATCCTAAAGATAGTCTCAATATCTGCATTAGCATATGCAGGCTGCATCTGCGTTAAACTACCAATGTGATGCTGAGTAGATCCGCCAGCTGAAGCTTTTCTAGGATCAATATTAAATCTGTCCATAATACTGCGAGCAACAGTATGGACACGTTGACCTAATTGCTTGTCAGTATACTTATCTAAATCAATGCTAGTAAAAGTTTCTGGAGCTTGAGTAACATCTGCAACCCATCTATTGATGTTGGTGTACTCTTTAGCATATTTGCTGCGCTTAATTTTATCAGTTTCAATATCCATTAAAGCTCTAAGCTCTAACTTTCTATTTTTTAACCTACTGATAATTTCATAAGCGTGAGCATAAAGTTCTCGTTCTGCTGGAGAAATATTTTGTAAATTAGGTATCTCCATTTAAGTAATGTACTCCATAATTCTTCGTTCACGTGGTGTATGCCCAAACGTCTGTCTCATCCACGTGAGCCAGTTATTCGTTCCTTTGTTCTGATTACATTTCCTGCAGGATGGAACCAAGTTTCTTGTAGTCGTTTGTCCTCCACAAAAACGAGGTACAACGTGATCAAGAGTAAGTTCATGTAGTTCATAAGTTTCTCCACAATAGACACATTGACAATTAAAATGCTCCTTAATAGCTCTACGCCACATACGTTTTGCTTCGGGACTTGTCATGGTTATTAGATTTTGCAGGTAGTGATCAGGACTTGGAAACAACGGTGTCATGCCTTCTTGCCTTTACGGGCTCTATTTTTAGAAGCAATTTCAAGGGTAGTAGACCCATCTTTTTTGTGGGATACATCTTTACCATCTCCATTACCATAGGTACCACGTTTACGGTTCTCCTTATTAAGTTCTGTGCGTTTCTTAATTTGGAGTTGACTAGAGTCATACTTCTTTTGGTATGATTTGTAGTTACCGTTAGCATACTTTGGACCGCTGTATTCAGACTTTCGGGCCATACAACCTCCGTTGAACAAGTTCAGGATCAATTGTTGGCAGAATGTTTGCCAATTTATCTAGGGAGTTACCCTCAAGAGCAACCCCACTGATGTCATTTTTAGCCAACCAATCACACGCTGCCTTAAGGTCTTGTGTGCTGGCTTCTCCAGATTTAATGCGCTGTAGGAACTCTGTGGTGACGAGGTTGTGAAGCTCGTTAAACATGTCCTCAGTCGCTTTTTTCTTAGACATTTTTCATTATGATTTTGTCTAGTTTCTGTTCGATGCTTTCCATGTGCTTTTCAACCTTTGACAAAACCTTGTCAAGGTCCGTTTTTTGGACGTAACAAGAGACCACACGGAGTTCAAAGGTGTCCACACGCCTGTCTATCTCACTGATACGGTTGTGAACAGTATTTATTCGGTTGTGTAGGCGGTTAGTAAGAGCGGTGATGCCAGCAATAATTGCTACAGCACCGGATACAATCGCTTCAGTCATGTCTGTTGCATTGGTCGGAAGGTCATAAGCCAGCCAGAACCAGCACCTTCCACTTCCCAGCGGGGTAACCAGTTCTTCCAGGAGTAGTTAATTTCTTTACCGCCTTTACCGATGGTCACATAACCACCGTTGACGTTATCCATTTCACCGTAAGGATCATGGAAAATACCTCGTTCTCCTTCATCACCAATGAGCAACATCCAATGACCACCTCCTCGTGGTGAGGAGACGTGACCTTTATGCAGGATGCCAGTAGCTACGGGGTAGCCAGCATTAAGTTCATTGAGAAGAGTCTGCTTTGTACCCTTTTGAGAGAAGGTAGCAATGACTCCGTACTGCTTACAGGCTTTAAGATGGGAGGTGTATTCAGTTGTATCACCAAATTTAAGGACAGTCCTTAGATAATCATCATCTGCATTACTACCTTTTAAGGCATCAGGACGGAGATACTTGATTGCCATAGCACATGTAGAGCTAAAGCACATCCGATCTCCGTGACCTGTTGCACTATCTGTTTGTGGGTAGTACTGCTTTACTTGCAGCAGTACCATGATGATTACTTAAGTGTATCTTTGATCTGTTGAAGCTTGTCGTCTTCTTTACGAAGAGGCTTAAGAGCGTTGATACCGCCAACAATCAGCTGGACAACGCTGTTGGACTTGAATTTAGAGGCACCAATAGCCTCAGAACCAAGAAAAAGAGCAAAGAAAAGGATGGTTTCGTAGGAAACTTTGATGCCAAGGATGGTAAGCATAATAATTAGAAGCTAAGAATGTCTTCACCAGCGCCTCCCAGAAGGCCGCTGCCGGTGATTGCAGTACTAGTTGTACTAAAGTCGATTACATCGGTGTCAGGGACGCTCACAGGTGCCTCTGACGGCTCATCTGCAGGTGCAGGAGCAAAGGGATCACCAGGCCACGGGAACATACCCCCAAAATCCTTTGTAATTACCTCGCAAAGAATGTCGGTGTTGTCCGTTGCTTTGATCATTACCTCACGGTTGTCCGATTGGGTACGAACAGTCGCTCGATACGTCAAAACTTCCTGGGGAACGGCTTTACCGGTCTCAGATTGACGGGTGATGTACCAGTCGTACTGGCTAAGAAGGCTTGCAGCAGTTTGTTTGGTAGTACCTACCCACTGTTCAACAAGTTGAGCGTGATCTTTAGGATTCTGTGGTCCCCAGTAGAACCTTTGATCGTAGTAAGGTTCAACAACGTCAGGAGTTTCTACAATGCCAAGCGCATCACGTTCAGCTTTAGTGCTCAAGCGCAGCCAATTACGTGGAAACTGACGACCATCTTCAGTTGTAAACGCCGTATCAAGGCGCAAAGTTTTTCCGTTAAGAGTGTACATAGTTATTAGTTGTAATTAGCGTGCGCGGGCGTACTTGAAGGGGTTTTCAGCGAAGGCGGCGTAAATCAGCGTGTTACCTGATCCATTTATGCCTGCAGTGGAGCCACGAACCTTAAATCCATTTGAATTTATATCAAACGATCTATTGTTAGCGATGTGACTAAATTCTGCACCGCTTGTATCTGGACGCAAGGCATGATCGGTTGCGTTGTATGCGCTTCTTGCCGTGTCGTATATTTCCCAGTTATCAACAATACTTGAGTTCTTTACGAGAATATATCTCGGACGGAAATTACAAAATACAAACGGACCATCCGTGCTGCCGTTGCCGGTGTAGCTGCCAAAAGAAGAGTACCCGGATACTGGGGCGAAGCAGTAGGCGACAACTTTCTCGGTATTTGTATTCAAGAAAATCCCACCATCAATGCCAAACACGGTGCTGGTCATTCCGCCAGTTCCCCAATAGTTTGCTGAATTCACTTGGGCATCTGTTGTGTTCAACCGCAAGAAATAGTCTTTCCCTAAAGATGTGTGATAAACGCTCCAGTTTGACGAAATGTCTCTGTTTTTGGCAATGATTAGTTGAGGCGGAACACCAAGACCGTGGCCCACCGTGGCAGCAGTACCCGTACCTGTATAAGTAACAACCGAGAACCCCGCACTGGGATTAGCCCTCACACTAGAAGTGATGGAGCCATCTGTGTTTGTGACGGTGGAGCTGCCGGCGTCCCATGTCCAGGCGGTGTAGGTTGAGTTGTTTTCGTTAACAGCTTGCTCGTTGCCGAGATCAAATCCGTCGCTGTTAAAAGCGGTTAAGGATTGAGCGTTAATCGCTTCCGCATTTGTGTTGTTAGAGCTAAGGCGTTTTTCAGCGCCACGCACAGTATCAACTAGATAATGCACATAAGCACCAGACCTGCTTTTTATCCACGCCAGATCTGGCGAGAACCCCAACCCACTAATAGTCTGCGTGCTGCCATTGCCCGTATAAAGAGCAA